TGGTTCTTGGGGTGTTGGTTCTTGGGGTGTTGGTTCTTGGGGTGTTGGTTCTTGGGGTGTTGGTTCTTGGGGTGTTGGTTCTTCTGGTGTTCTGACTGATGTCAGTTCTGTATTTTTTGACTCCAACCATGTTTGTACTATATTTTTTACACCTTTGCTAAATGATGCTAAGTCTTGTTCCTTAAGTTTAGTCTTATTAAAAATATAATCTATAATATCATACTGTGTTTGTATTTCATCATGGAAATATGTGGAAATGTCTTCCATAAATGTTTTATTTTCTGTAACAAATAAATATCTCCAAAATGTTCTTTTTTTTATTAAAATACAATGTATTAAATACCCAGATATATATTCAACAACTTTTTTAAGATCTTCTATAGGCGGGTGATCTGAATCAATAATTTTATTTAAAAATTCGAAAACATACTTATTATTTGAACTTACTGAAAAAACAAGCTTATTTTGTTGATCTGTAATGATTGTTTTTATATCTGTTTTAGATTTAACTATATTTGATTGATTAACTGATATTTCTTGTTCGATTGATTGATTAACTGATATTTCTTGTTCGATTGATTTTAATGTTTTAATTGTTTCTATTGGAGATTTTTTACTCTGTAAAAATCGTTTTTGTTTAAATAAAGGTGTTTGTATGAAATCTATTAAATTACCAGATTTACCGATAATATCTTCTACTGTATCCACAACACGGATGACTTCAAATTTCAGCTCACGGTAATTACCATAAGTGTGTTCTGTAATTGGTATTTCTTTAATGATGTCTGTGATCTCCGAGACAGACAAGTTTGCGCACGGTTTATTATTGATGGAAACAATCACATCTTTCACATGTACACCAGCTTCGGTTAATACCGATTTGGCGTCAAGACTTATGACCTTAGCTCCCTCCCCACTTTGCTCAACTTGCACGTTAAGATCATTGCCTTCATCTAGTTGAAGCTTCACAATCCCACGAACAGTACCATCTGATAATTCTTGACCTGGAAATTCGCTTTTTAATAATTCTGTTAGATATTTTTGATATTCTGGATCTATTGGTGTCTTCTTTAATTCATCAAATTCTGTCTGTAATTGTTGTTTCTTTTCTGGTGTTATTTTTTCGGTATCATCAAATGGGGATGGGTTATTTTTTTCATATAAATCAGAATAGTTTGATTCTAATGCTTTTATTCTTTCTATTATAGTGAGTTTGTCTATTTCTTTTTCTAATTGTTCTATTTCTTGATATTTAGGATCTGGATCCATTCGATATTTCCGTGTTTTTTTCTTTGATTTTGAGCCAGAACGTTTGCGAGATTTACGCAATTTCTTTCTTGATTTAGATCGTTTAGTACCAGAACGTTTGATAGATTTCCGAGTTCGACTCTTCCGACTCTTACGAACAGATTTCCTACGACTCTTACGAATAGATTTCCTACGACTCTTACGAACAGATTTCCTACGACTCTTACGAACAGATTTCCTACGACTCTTACGAACAGATTTCCGACAACTCTTACGAACAGATTTCTTCCGACTCCGACGAACAGATTTCCGACGACTCTTACGAACAGATTTCCGAGTTCGACTCTTACGAACAGAATTCCGACGACTCCGACGAACAGAATTCCGACGACTCTTACGAACAGATTTCCGACGACTCTTACGAACAGATTTCCGACGACTCTTACGAACAGATTTTCTACGACTCTTACGAACAGATTTCCGACGAACTTGTGATTTTTTCTTTTTCATAGTATTTTTATATTATGGTAACATAATATAAAATTAATTTCTATTACTTAGCAGTAATCAAAAACCAATCCGTCTAATAATTCCTTCTTCATCTGCATAGATGAATTCATTGTTTGCTTTGTTCATTTGCATACAAACAATTAGTTCTGGAGTACAACCAAGCACTTTATCATCATAAGTGATCAATAATTTACCTGTATGGATACATGATACATGTATTTTTACTTCATAGTTATCAAGACATTTAGAAAAAATCACCATATTTTTTTCGTCAATACAGCCAATATTATTATCTGACAACATATGGTTTTCAAAATCGTATAATTTCTCAGCTTTGGTGTTATATAGAGATAAATTTTTATCTGGTTGTATGAAGATAAATTTATTTTGATCATACAAAAATAAAAATGAGTCTGCTTTAACATCTACCGAGTTTTTAATTGTATATTGTTTATCTGTCAAAATATCCAAAATTATACAATCAATTCCTCTATATTTTATAAAAATACTATTATTTAATATTTCGGCGAATTCAAGTTTTCTATATGGTTTTAATGTAAATGTTATTGGTACCTCCATTAAAATAGTTATAGTATTTTTGATTGTAACTTTTGTGTTTTTATCCCAAGGTTTAGAATCAATCAATATATCATAAGTATCAACCATATAACTCCACGCACTAAAGGTAAATAAATCTGCATTCAGTTCATCTTTTAACATTCGCATGCCAGAAATATGTTTGATTTCCCATTGTGCAATTAAGTAATGGGGTCTAGCAAATTCAGGAATGATTAGATCACCGATAATTTTGAAGTTATTCATTTCGGTAATTTTTAATAAGATTTTATTAACATCTGTTTTTTGTTGTGTGAGTAAAAGCCCGTTAGATAGTTTGATATCTTGTATATTAGTAAAACGAGTCATACTGATTATTGAATAAGTATCAAGATCCCAAATTTTATAATTATTTGTTTCATAATCTATCGTAATAGCAACATATTTTAAATTGTCAAAGGTTTGAAATTCAATAAATCCTGGGAATTTAATTGGTTTTTCTAATACTTCTCTATAGATAATAATATTTTGTTTAAGTTCTTGCATTTTAATTGCAAATGTTGCCAATTTCATACACTCTGATTCTCTGATTAACACACATAGAATAAGTTCTTCATGAATATCATTATAGTGCATACTTCGGACAGCTTTGTCACCCAAATCATTGATTTTTGTGAAAAATTTGCCTGTTTTACGGTAAAAACACAAACATTGCCCACAATTTGTCAAACAAATAATAAACAAATCAGTAGTACAAATTTCGATAATATTAAATGCAATTTCTGATCTTTCATATATATTAATATGTGTGTTTATATTTGATTCAGTCAAAAGTTTATAATCATATTCATGTGATATTTTGCTAATTTGTTTTTTACCGATTTGGCTATTCATTCCATAAAAAAAAGGATTTTTTGCATACAAATTACTATATTTACCGTTATATTCAAGACGTCTGCGTTTATGTGATACGGTAGACATCAACTCTGGTGAGTTATTATGATTATCAATAAAATATTTATAAATTTTTCATTTTTTCTGATAAGATTTCTTTTTTGAAGAAGATTTTTTTGATTTAATTTTAGAAGATCTATAATGTTTTCTTGATTTTTTTATTTTTACCATTTATTATTAAAGAAATATTTTTAATTTCATGGATAATTATCAACGTACATATGAAGATTCATATGAATACACTAAAAATTTACTTAAACTTTATTACATTAAACATGTAAAAGCAACAGATAACTTAGATATATTTAAACTATTATTAGAATATCCTATGCCGATATTGCGACCTAATCCTTTATATGATGAATCATTAAATGTTATAGAGTGTAATTCATTATTTAAAATTAATACTAAACATTCATAAATATTAATAAACATTATTTAATTATATAATTAATATAATATAATTAAATATAAATATAATATAATATGCTTGACGATGCATCATATCAATATTTTATGGAATTATATATTATAGATTTGATTCCACTTAATTACATAAAATATACACATATATCTTTACTTTTATGTGTTTCTGTTAAATTTAAAGCAATTATTTCAGAAAAAATATCAATGCCTTCTAAATATCAAATATCAAAAACAATACTTGGACCATCACAAAAAAAATCATATAAACTTGATGTTGGTATCGAATTAATAAAAGATTTGTTTGTAAAGCAAAATATTTTACAATCTAAAGAACCATACAAATTATCACCAAATATTTTTATAAATTCTAGATTTAATCAAGAATATTGTCATAATTGCATCGAAATTTATGTATATCAAAATTATATTAAAAATCTTTTTGCAACTAAACCCATTGATCAATTAAATACTTGTTATCAGATTATATTAAATATGTGGAAACAAGACATACTACCATTTATTGATCAATTTTATCATGATCCAATTATATCAGATTCAGAACCTGTCATCAAATATGAAAATATGAATGACTTTGCAACAAGAGAAATTATGAATAAGATTCTTAAATTTCGAATTTTGGATTATCGCGCAAGACAAAATATTACTAATTTAAAATATAATCGTTCGAATTTTCATTTTAATCATATACAAAATATTAATAAAAATATCGAACAAATTAATGTTTACGTCAATAAATCAATCACACTTTTTAATGAAATATTATCAAATACCATGGATAACGCTATCAATAATGGTTATTTTTTAAGTAAAATTGATAACAAAATACAACATATATATAAACCAACAGATTTACAAAAATTATTTCATATCTTTATTTTTATCAAACCAGAAAATCTATTAAGAGAATCTTTTTATAAAATTAAAAATATATCTAAAAAAACTTCAAAAAATATACCTGAAATTATGGCAAATTCATTTTTGAATGATGTCATTAATAATTCTGTCTCAGTGATTCATCAATTTTTATATAGACTGAAAGAAGCTATTTGTAATTCACAAAGTGATTGGACTAAAGACTCAAATCCAATTAGAATTGTAGAATTCTCTGATTTTATTTTTAATAACATTAACATAAATAATCAAGAAAGAAGTAATTTATAATTTTTAAAATTAATACTAATAAAAATGGATATCAATGTACTTAATGAAGATCTTTTGCATTATATTTTTAATAACATTAAACTAAATACTATTATGAAATACTATCCTGTTGGTGATGGTGAACAAACTTATACCAGATTTATTATACAAAAATATCCATATCACCTTGTTAACAAAGAATGGTACCAATATTTTACTAATTATAAAAAAATCATTTCCCAACAAAAATGAATTTTTATAACAATTTAACATTAAAAATATATCAACTTAAACATATTAATGCAAAGTTTTAATTACGATCAATGGAATCATAATAAAGCAACCCTTTTAAGCAATCTACCAAACCAATATCCAAAAAAAAATACATACATACGATTAATTCATGGTCTTAGTATCGTTTTAGCAAAATTCAAAGGATTCGATTCTGATGATTCTGGTATCTGCATATTACACATAAAAAGTCATATCAAATCTAAACTTAATAAATTAGTTGATTTTATCAACGAAAATTACTCATTAGATTTCTCATTTTTGAAAAATAATGACAAGCTTATCAATCATATGAATGTCGATCGAATACAAATTTTTATGCCAAAA